TGAAAATATTATTGTTTTTTCATAAAGGTTACATGATTATCACATCGGTGGTATTTTTTCCATTTCTTGTTTTAGATATGAAGAGTAGAAATTTAATAAATAAAAAACTAAACATTTAAATTAAAAAAATGAATTATTCAAAAGAAGTAGTAGATGCAATTAAAGACAGTAAGGTTATTGCAATTGAGATTAAATCAAAATCAATTAGACCTGAACATTTATTTTTAGCATTAATTAAAGATGAAGGAAGTGAAGCATATCAAATATTGCATGATATGAATCTTAATATTGATGCAATAGTGCGGACATTAAAGGATTTCTCCCTAACATTACAATCTCAAATTGGCGAAGTTAAATTAAGAAGCAATGCTGTTATACCATTAGATATGGAAACAGAAAAAATTTTAAAAAATGCTCTTATTTTTGCAAATGATATGGGTTCTAATGAAGTGAGTGTAGAACATGTGTTTTATGCGATTTTAGAAAACGAGCAAAATTTGGTGACAGATTTGTTTAAAAAATCACCATCAACTTTTAAAAATTTGAAATCTAGATTGAAACATGATGATGAAAGCTCAATTGAGGATAGCGAAGAATATGATGAATATGATATCAATAAAGATTATTCAGATGAAATGAACGAATCAGATTCATCAAAAGATAAAGTAAATAAAAATTCTAAAACAAAATTGATAGATCAATTTGGTACAGATTTAACTAAACTTGCAAAAGATGGTAAATTGGATCCAGTTGTAGGAAGAAAAGATGAGATAAAAAGAATTTCTCAAATTTTATCAAGACGTAAGAAAAATAACCCTGTTCTGGTTGGTGAACCAGGTGTTGGTAAATCTGCAATAGTAGAAGGTATTGCTCAGCTTATTGTTGATGGTAATGTTCCTGAAAATCTGTTGGATAAAAAAGTTATCACTTTAGATATGGCATCATTGGTTGCTGGTACAAAATATCGTGGTGAATTTGAACAACGATTGAGAGGTATCATCAAAGAAATGGATGAAAACCGAAATATTATTTTATTTATTGATGAAATACATACAATTATCGGTGCAGGATCAGCATCAGGTTCATTAGATGCTTCAAACATGTTAAAACCTGCTTTGTCAAGAGGTGCTTTTCAATGTATTGGTGCTACAACTTTGGAAGAATATCGTAAATATATTGAGAAAGATGGTGCATTAGAACGTAGATTCCAAAAAATTGTAGTTGAACCAACATCTAAATCAGAAACTCTGGAAATATTGAAAAATATTAAAGATAAATATGAAGAACATCATCAAGTAACATATACAGATGAAGCATTAGCTGCTTGTGTTGATTTGACAGATAAATATATGTCTGAAAAATTCCTACCAGATAAAGCTATTGATGCATTAGATGAAGCTGGATCAAAAGTACATGTAAATAAATCTACAACTCTTCCTAAGAAGATTCAAGATTTAGACAAAAAACTTAAAAAAGTCACTGCAGAAAAAGAAAAATTTGTTTTTGAACAAAAATTTGAAATGGCTGCAACAAAACGTGATATTGAAAGACCATTAATTGCAGAACTTGAAAAAGAAAAGGAAAAATGGAGAACCGCATTACAATCTAAAAAACGTGAAACCGTAACAAAAGATGATGTTGCTGAGGTTATAGCATTGATGACTAAAATTCCAATTGATAGTATATCAAGTGATGAAAACAACAAATTAAAAATGATGGCTGAAAAAGTCAAAGGTGTTGTTATCGGACAAGATGAAGCTGTTGATAAATTAGTTAGAGCAGTTAAAAGAGCCAGAATTGGTATCAAAGAACATAAAAAGCCAGTAGGCTCATTTATCTTCTTAGGACCAACAGGAGTTGGAAAAACTTATCTTGGAAAAACTCTTGCGAAAGAATTATTTGGATCAGAAGATTCTATGATTAGAATTGATATGAGTGAATATGGTGAAAAACATAACGTTTCAAGGTTAATTGGTTCACCTCCAGGATATGTAGGATATGAAGATGGTGGTGAACTTACAGAAGCAGTAAGACGTAAACCTTATTCAATTGTTCTTCTTGATGAAATTGAAAAAGCACATCCTGATGTTTATAATATTTTACTTCAAGTGTTAGATGATGGCGTTTTGACAGACAGTTATGGACGTAGAGTTGATTTTAGAAACACTATTATCATCATGACATCAAATACTGGATCAAGAAAACTAAAAGAATTTGGAACAGGTATCGGCTTTAACATTAAAAAGGATGTTCAAAAAGAACAAAATTCTGTTATTGATAAAGAATTGAAAAAAACTTTTGCGCCAGAATTTTTAAACAGAATTGATGAAGTCATTATGTTTAATTCATTATCAAAAGAAAACATTAGTTTGATTGTTGATGTTGAAGTAAAAAATTTAATTAGCAGGTTGAAAGAACTTGGATATGGTGTTAATATTGCACAGTCACTTAAAGATTTTCTCTATGAAAATGGATACGATCAAGAATATGGTGCAAGACCTCTGAAGAGAGCAATTCAAAAACACATTGAAGATAGTATTACTGATGCTATTCTCAATGAAGAAATTGAAGTTGGTGATAATATATCGTTAGAATATGATCAAGAAGCATCTAAAGTTAACTTAGTCAAAATTAAAAAAGATGAAGATATCAATTTGTTTGTTGAAGAACCAGAATCAGTAAAATAATAAAAAAGAAAAACCTCTGAAATTTCAGAGGTTTTTCTTTTTTTGTAATTAAATAAAGATTTTTTTCTTTAATTAAATTTATATATAATGTTAAAATTTAACATATAAATGAATTTAGCAATTATAAATATTGTGTTGATTGGACACTGGATATCAGATTTCGTATTACAAAAGAATAAGAAAAAAACAAGAGCAAAGATTAAAAACAAAAATGTGAAGCACATTGTACCTCACACTTTATTATATACATCAATATTGACTTGTTTAATTATTATATCTCAATTTTTAAATATTATACATTCTAAATATTATTTTTCAATTTTCTACTTTTTCATTATAACTTATATTACACATTTTCTTACAGATTTTTATATAACAAAAATAAATGAGAAACATTTAAAGAAAAATAAAAGACATGAATATTTTGTAACTATTGGAATAGATCAATTTTTACATTATTCTATGTTATTTAGTACTTTGTATATTTTGTATATTTGCTAAAAAATCAACAGCCTTTTGTTCCAACTCTTTTATATTACCATCATTTTCAATATAATAATCATAATCATAATTAGCAACATTCATATCCGAATCATTGTTAGGAACATCTCTATCGTCTCTATTTAATAATACTGTAACACAATCTTCTTTATAATAATCCACAAACTTTTGAATTTCATGTGGTTCTCTACAATGAATAAAATAGATAGCATCTAATTTATTTACTGGTGTTAATTTTTTATGATGTTTTGATATTTTATCTGTCATAGAAGTAAATGGACCGTTGTTATATTCACTCCATATTCTTTTTATATCAGATAGAAATTTTCTAGCTTCATTTGTTTTTTTTCCATCCCAGCCAAAATTTCTCTTTGAGATTTTTTTAACAGTATCAATTGTTGACCAGTTTACACTATTTGAATGTTGCTTTATGCAAAAATTTGCAAACTTGTCTTTCCCAGTGCGTGACGAACCATTAAGTAGTATTACTTTCATTTTTTCATTTTTTATTTTTTATTGTATCTCCAAATAAATCCACCAGATTTTTTAGATTTTTCTTTAGCACATCTGCAAATTGCTGCTTTATTTATTTTTAATGTTTTTGATGCTTCAGCTAATGATTTCCATTTTTTTATAAAATTCATATTTAAATCATATTGATATATTTCAACTTCTTTATATGATGTTTTATTTGCTGTTAATATTTTTGGTTTTGACCATTTCACATGTGTATTAATATCATTATTTGTCATGTTTTTATATTCATCATCATATAAAAATAAATATCCTTTAAATGTTTTTCTGCTTTTCTGTAAAACATGAATCACACATTTAGATTCAAATTCAGTATCAACATCCATTATTTTATCAAAAGTTTTAATATAATTACCATCTTTGTCTAGCATCACAACTCTTCTAGCACCATTTCCTTTTTTAAAAGAACCACTATTTGCAAATGTTGCACCATCACCACCATCAGTATAATTTAACAAATCACAACCATCATTTAAATATTTTTTAATATAGATTTTTTCAAATTCTATCCATCTACTAATTGGAACTTCTTCTAATATCTCAAGTATTGGTTTCAATTTTTCTTCTCTTAATTTGTTAATCCAATTTCTTTTATGCGTATTCTTATCTCTACATTTATTTATATGATTTTTATATCTAACATGTGGATCATTTGCTTTTCCAATATATCTTATTTCATTTGTTGTAGGATCCTTTAGTGCGTAAATAAATGTTGTTGTTCTCATATATAACTTTTTATTGTATATATAAAAATATATTCGTCCTATTTTAGCAAATCCATTTATAATTCAGAATTATTGATTATTTTTTTTAATTTATCTGTTCTTAGTTCTTTTTCAGATAACTTATGATTTTGATATAATATGCTATCATATTTAATTTTTACTTTAAGTTCACTGAAATCACAATTGCCAGAAAATGATAAATTGTTTTGAATTTTAGTGAATTGTAAGCCAGTGTAACAAATTGTTAAAACATTAGATACTTTAACTTTAACTGAAAATTTTGTTTTATTTTCAATCAAGTTCATAATATACTCATATGGTTGAATTCTATTTCCAACATAATTACAATTAAATATAAACTTATTATTTTTTATTGATTTTAAATTACCCTCCAATAATTGTTTATCATCTAATTCAAATTCAACAAAATATTCTAATAGACTAAGAGGATTATATCTTGGTGTTTTAGGTGAAAAATAATCGCTGGTATATGCACCACCAGCTCCAGTGTATATACCATTATATACACCATTATATACACCATTATATATACCACCACTATTATATATATTACTACTAAGTCCATTTCCACTTATAGTTGATGCTGCGATATTTACAATGGATGTGGTATCTAAAGATGAATATATTGAATTTAAATCTGACATAATGAATCTTTTTTATTATTTTATTATTTTAAGAATACAAAGTTTATTTTTTTATATATAAGAAAAAAGATATTCAAGGGAATGGCTAAAGTATCAAAATTTATGAAAATAAATTCAAATGTCTTATTAGAATGGGCGTTTGATAATCAAAATTATATTGGTGAAAATTATAAAGTTATAACCAATCTTAATGAAAACAAGAAGAGAAGTTTTCTTTCTACATCAAATAATAATAATATTAGTAACAATCTATTTCAACTCGATTCAATATTGAGAAAATATTCTGTTATTGACACATCAAAATATAATTTTTTACAAGAACAAGATTATAGCACTGCACCAGTACCATATGATATTGTTCGCTTATATTTACCAACATCTTATAATTTCTCTTTTAATAATTATATTGGATTATATTTAAAAATTTATGCATATGGATACTATAATAGTAGTGTTTATGAGCTATCTAATATATTTTTTGATTCAACTTCATCTAACTCTGGGTTAACTCAGCTTATATCACCATTTATTTATGATGAGCAAGAATGGGGTAAATATTATGAATTTCAAATACCATCTGTTGATTATTTATCTAATCAGAGATTGATCTCAGCGACAGGTAACACAGTTTGGGATAATAGTATTAATGCAAATTTGACATTAGATGAAGGATTAAGTCAAACTGCACCAATATTTTTAGATTTTCAGTATATTATCGCAAAAGAAACAGTTTTAGGTACAACATATTATTATACTACAGAATCTTATAAATCTTCATTCCCAAAAGCTCCTGAGTATAATACATTAGCTGTAAATATTCAAGAATCTTCTGATGGTGATTTCTTTGAGATTTTTGGAACATATGGAACATCTAATGAAAATTTGGATAATTTTGTTAGAGAAGTTGAAAATAAAGGTCGTAAGATTAGAATAGAATATGATGTTTTTTTATATGAAGAAAATATTCAAACTAATTCTCAAACTATTGCTGTTACGGGCGGAGTTAATGATGATTTTACTAAAAAAATATTATATAGACCAATTTTAACATTTTCTAATACAACCGCAGCAATAAAAGTTACAATGAAAGTTATAGATTTAATTGATATGAGTACAATTGAAAGATACTCATCTATTGGATTAAGTGGAAATATTCAAAAATATGGTAAAAAATTAATAAGTTTAAATGTACAAAATCTAAATAAACTTAAAATTTATAATGCTAAACCTGATGAGATAGTATTGGGTAAAGATTATTTTTCAAGCAATTTAACAACTGAAATAATAAAAGTTAACTCTCCTCAATTGATTGAAGTTGGTAAAATAATAATAAATAGTCCATCATCTACAAGCGATTATAAAGGTATGGGATTATTAAATATTGTTATTACGCCATTTGATAATGTTATTCAATTTAGACTTGCAAAAATACCAGATACTAATTCTGGTGTAGCAAATCAATTTGAAGTTTATGATATGTCTAACATATTAAATAATTCTGAATTGATTTTAACTTTCAAATCTGATACTGAATCTATAGATAAATCTATCTACAATGAAGTTGATAATGATTATAAAAATGGTGTTGTAAATTTTAAAATAGTAGAAAATGATTTAAACATACTTAAAAAAATATACAATAAAGGTTATAATAATTTTTATTTAACTATTTTATCAAATAAAGATCAATCAACAACAAATACGTCACAAGTAGTAGGAAAAAATAGAGTTAAAACTTTGTTATATTCTGGAACATATTCATTTTTTGAAGATATCAAATTTGTTGAAAATACAAATTTAAACTCTAGTACAATAACAAGTAATGATACGGTTGCTCCAACATCATCTACAAATTCTACGACACCTACGAATTCTACGAATTCTACAACACCTACGAATTCTACAAATTCTACAGATACTACAATTTCTGAATGGCCCAAAGCGGGTAGAACAGTTATAATTTATACTAAATATAAAAATACATCAAATACATCAAATTAATAATTTTAAAAAATGACAAATTCTATAAGTAATATTAATGATTTATTAATCAGTTTAAATGATGTTGATAGTTTATTGACAACAAATTCTATAGTTGAAGATGATATTAAATTTCAAGGTGGAACTATTCTTTATTCATATAATAATATAATTATTGCGTCTGAAATAAGCGAAACATATTGGAATGAATTGCAAAAAAACACTAATATAGAATATATTCAAGAACTACCATTAAAACAATTTGGCGGTATAGATTATAGTCTAATTGGTCAATTGATTAGTAATACATCAACAAATAATAGTGATAGTAGCAATATTTCAGGTGTTACTCAAAATAAACAAACTGGAATATATCCAATAATCACAAATACGATATTAACAATAACGGCAAATACCAATAGTATATTTAGCTATAATATCACAGCGACAGGTACATTACCAATTACATATCAAGTTATTACGCCTGAAAATTATAGCGGAACTTTAAATATAAAAAATATTAACACTTTGACAGGTGTTATAAAAAACCCTGGCACTTATTATATTACGATTAAAGCTATTAATGCTTTTGGATCATATACAAAAGAGTTGATACTAACAACAACAGATTTAGTTAAAATAACAAACACAAATCTTGAAGTTATAAACAAATTGGGTTCATTGTTTTCATATTTGATAGAATCTACTGGTTCTTTACCAAAAGTATACAGTATAGAAAATGAACCTTATGGTTTATCTATAAGTGATAATATTATAAGTGGTAGAATTGTATCTGGAGGAACGTATAATATGACGATTAAGGCTTCTGGTTTAACAAATTCTGATTCTAAAATATTAAAAATAAATGTTGGACAATTACCAATCATAACAAGTTCATCACAAATTGCATCTGAAGTCAATTCATTATTTGAGTATAATATAACATCTAACTATACTAGTGGAGTAACTTATAGTGTGATAGGTTCATTGAACAATGGACTAACATTTAAATTGAATAAAATACAAGGCACACCAACATCGGTTGGTTCTAATATAGTTACAATAAAAGCAATTAGTATGTTTGGCGAAAGCACACAAAATTTAACTATTACTATTTATAAAATGAATAGTTAATTTAAAATAATTATTAAAAATGACACAATTGACACAAACAGTATTATTTAGTGATCTAACTTATGTTGGACCTTTAAAAGATAGTATTATCAAAAGTGGTGGAACCGTTGTTTTTGTTAGAGATAATGTAATTTTAGCTACAGAAATTTCTGAGGCTCAATATAGAGAACTTTTGAATAGCCCATATATTCAAAAAATGGATATTTTGCCAATAAAAAGATATGGTGAAAATTTGATTACATATCAAGAAACAACAACTGTTGATACTAATACTACGGTGTCTGTTGATTCTGTTATAGTTACAACAACTGATACAACAGTAAAACCAATTATAGGTTGTCCAACACTTGATATGAATATTAAAATATCACCAAAAAGAGAAATGAGAGTAGATGATTTAATGGTTGGACAAAATGTATATACTATACACGAAAAAACAAAAAAATTAGATTATTTCAAAATTAAGAAATTAGAAAAAATAGCACAACAAATTATTAAAGTTTCATTTAATTTTGAATATGTTACAGTTTCAGAATCTCATAAGTTTTTAACTGAAAATGATGAATATGTTGCTGTTTCAGATTTATCAATAGGTTCAAAAATTAAAACATTAAACGGAAATAAAGAAATAACTGAAATATTAGATATTGGTATGGGTACTGTTATGTGTATAGAAATTGAAGATGCTCACACATACATTGTTAATGGTTTAATATCACACAATAAACAGTCAAAAAATAATACTCTTTTATAAATTCGTTTTAATATATAGATAAAATAATATAAAATATGAGAATAAGCTCACAAAATAATCAATTTTTGTTTCAATTTCCTGTTGACTTCATATCTACTGAAGTTAATGATAGATTAAAAAAGTATATGGAGAAAAACTGGATACCATATGAAGATCCAATCTCATATATAAATTCTACAATAAAAGAAATTGTGTTTCCGAGCATCACATATGAAGGATCAGAACAAACACATAGATTTGGTAAGAAAGTAGAATATAAACCAGCCACGAACATTTATGATACTTACACCAACACCATAGATATAACTATGAGAAGTGTAGACGCTCATGCAAATTATTTTATGATGCAGCAAATTTTTGCTGAATATTATAATAACACAAAGGCTTATTATTTACCGACTTTAAATTTGTTTATTTTAGATAAAGATGGTGACTTTTTATATTCTGTTGTTTTTAGAGCATCACTACTTAAATCGTTATCTGAGGTTAGATTGATGTATCAGTCTATGGATGTTTCAGAACAAACATTTACAATAACTTTCAAATTTAATTATATGGATGTTTATTGGGAATTGAGCGATAATCCTGATCACAAAAAAGATAATATATTCCATACTCAAACTTGGGATCATTCAAATGAAGTTCTACCTATGTCTAGAACTCAAAATGAATATAATTTATAATAATTATTTTTTTACATAAACTTTTTTATAAAATGTGATATAACTATTATCAAAAGATAATATGAATAATCTTTATTTAATACTTTTTAAGAAATTAAAATAAACTTTATTTAGATTTTACTATATTATTAATGAATTAAAATTATTATTAAACTTTTAAAAAAAAATTATGAACACAGAATTAATTGAAGGCGTAAATATTGGTAGTCTTCCAGATCCATTTCCATTTTTATCAAATAACAAAATCCGAAAAATAAAAAGCTCAAAAGACTTAAATCAAGATTATAGAGATCTTTATGAGCAAATGGAAAAATCTCTTAAATCCCTTAAAGAGATAAAAGTAAATGAAGTTGTAACTGGTGTTATATCTTCTATGAGTAACAAAGAAATATTAATAGATTTTGGATTTAAGGACTTTATTTATGTAGATAAACCTAAAAAAAGCACAGTGATAACTGAGTTAAACATTGGAGATTCTATTGATGTTCTCATTACAGATGTTTCTGATAAACCATATTTGATTAGAGGATCAATCACTGAACTTATCAAGCAAAATGTACACAATAAAATGAAGAATTATTTTGAAAATAATATTCCGCTTATTGCTGAAGTAAAATCTCTAATACCTGCTGGATATATGATGGATATACATATGGATAATATTACAATGGAAGCTTTTATGCCAAACACATTAGCCGATGTTAATAAATTATCTGATAATCAATCAATTCTTGGTAAGAAATTTGAAGTGATGTTAGAAACTCTTCAACAAGAAAAAGGCGTTTATGTTATTTCACGTAGAAAATATTTACAATCTTTGATTCCTGAAGAAATCAAAAAGTTGAAATTTGGTGAGATATATGATGGTGAGATAACTGGTACTACTCCATTTGGTGTTTTTGTGCAATTTAAATCTACTGTTGATGGACCAAATTGTTTGACTGGTATGGTTCATAAAGCTAATATCACAGAAGAATGGCAAGAAAAATGGGCACAAATAATACCTGGTATGACAATACAATTCTATGTTAAAGAAGTGATAAAGAATAATAAAATTATTCTTACTCAAATATTGAAAGAATCTTTATGGGATAGTATTAAAGTTGGTAAAGTTTTAACTGGAAAAATTAGAGACATTAAAAATTTCGGTGCACTTATATCACTTGATGGTGAAACAACAGGTTTGATTCAAACAGCATACATTTCAAAATATAATAAAAAATTGAATGTTGGTGATGAATTAAAAGTAAAAGTCATATCATTAATGAAAGATGATAGAAAAATTTATCTAAATTTTGCTGATGCTAAATGATGATAATAAAAAAGAGTATTATGAAAATAATACTCTTTTTTTATTTGATTTAAAATAAAAAAGATGCTTATTCAGCATCTCTTATAAATTGTGAATAATTTAAATCCATAATTACTTCTCTTCCAAATACAGAAACACTAATTTTAGATTTTTGTTTAGTATTATCTAAAGATTTTATTGTACCTATAAATGTGTTAAACGGACCATCTATTATTTTTATTCTTTCATTAATATAGAACTTATCTATTATAATTTCTTCGACAACTTTCTTTTCTCTTAGTCTATCTATTTCTCTTTGACTCAGTGGGTTTTTTAATATTGAATAAACTCCAGATACATGTTTGATAGCACCTTCAACATCATCTATTGAGTTACATTCAACAAAAATATAACCAGGAAAAGTTAATTGTTCAACATTCACTCGTTTACCTTTTCGAAGTTGTTCAGTTTTTTTGTGAGGTATTAACATATCTGAAATCAATCCCTCAAAAGAATTTTGTTTTAATTCAAAATCTATTGCTTCTTTTGTCTTTTTTTCTTTGCCATTAGCAACTCTTATTACATACCATTTCATATTTTTTAATTATTTATTACCTATTATAGATTAATTATCTATAAAAGTTATTTTTATTTATATTCTAATTTATTAAAAAATAAATCCCTTGAATTAATTCAGGGATTTATTTAGTATCTTCTTATTATAGTTTTACTTTTAGGTGGTTCATATTCCATTGGTGGAAATTGCGGTTCCATTAGATTTCTTCTTTCTGGCTCTTGTCTAATGATTCTTTCAATATCTTCTTCTTTATGTTTTTTTGGTTTAGATTTTCTTTTTAATTTTTGATTAAGAAATTCTCTGACATAATTATGTGAAGTTTTCAAATCATTTTTTAATTTATTTCTAAGTCTGATAACTTTACCACTACTATTTTTTTCATATATTTTGCATATAAATTTATTACCTCGTTTTTCAATTTTTGCAAAATAATATGGTTCAATATTACCTGTTTTGTATTTTATAGCACCTGCTTGTATTTTTGGGTTATATTTAGCTTTACCACTAGTAAATAGTGTATCATCTATAATATTATTTTTCCAAGATTCAAAAGATTTAATATTTTTCATATCATATATATAAAACTTTTATTGTTATTTTTTATATATTTATAAAAATAAATTAAATATCATGGGTAAAGCTAAAAAAACAATATTGAAAAGCGGTATAAATCGTAGAAATGCTCTAAAAAAATTAAAAAGATTTGCTAAAAATACAGAGTTATTAAAAAAACATAAACTTGATTTGCAATGAAAAAAGCATTCTTAAAGTTAAGGGTGAATGAAGATGAGTATGAAGAATTTCAAAAAGCATGTGATAATAAAAATAAAACTATGAGTGAAGTTATTCGTTATTTTATTACGTCATATTCTAATAGTGATCATATAATTTTGTTGGATATAGATGATGAAACATTTAAAGAAAGTGTGGAATTATGTAAAGAGAAAAAAGTAAAATTTAATGATATTATAAAATTCCTTCTAAACAAAGCTATTAAAAATAAAGACAAATTAACTTTTAAATAAAAATAAACTAAAGGTATGTGTACAAAAAACCAAATATATTATAAAATATATTATAAAATAAAATATAGAAAAATGATAAAAACAAATTTACAACCAGGAACAAAATTAATAGTAGTGTCAGATTCTACTAACTCACATATTCCAATAGGAACTAAGGTAATACTATCACAATATTATCAGATAACTAATTCAGTTGGAGGAGTATATGTGACATATTCAGATTCTAATATGCTTACCACCACCAATAATTATTATCTAGCCTTATCTGATGTTAGATTATATAATAATAATATTGAAGATATTAACGAAGAATTGAAAATAGCAGAAAAAGAAATGAGTGCTGCTAAAAATAATATCGAAAATATTAAATTAAAAATAGAATATTTGACAGAAACTGGAAATAAAAATTTTGATGAAAATGAATATCGTGCATATAATACAATAAAAGCATTGGAAAATTCAAATCTATCAACCTTAGAAAAGGCAAAACAAATTGCATCATTATTTAATAATTAACTTTTAAATAATGTTATACGTAGAAGCATATAAAAATAGATTTAAGTTACCAGAAGATTCTATAGTGATAGATACAACATCAAGGTCTGGAAGTTGGACAAGAGGTTTTTCACCATTTATATTGCAAGCTGGACATTTATATGGTAATTATTATGCAAAGAGTGTAGAGAACGCCTATCAGGCATCTAAGTGCTATTCACAATTTGTTGATGATGAAAACAATCCAACAGATGAGTATTTTAAATGGGCACAAAAAATATGGTCATCATCATATGTATATAGATATCCAATGGGTAGAGGTGCTAAACCGTTATTTTCATATTGGGATGGACAAAAATTAGACTATGTTGAAGCAAGAAAAAAAATTTATATACCATTATATAGTCGTGCTGTTTTGAAATCTGATGCATTTAAAAAACTTCTAAATATTTATAGAGAAACAGAAAAAGATATATATTTAGTTGATTTTGATGGATATAATCATAAAGAAAAAGGAATGACGTTATCTGATGTTGCTAATAATACAAAAAAAAGCATGGGACACGCTTTTGTAATATATGATTTATTACAAAGACAAAAAAATACCACTGAATAATCAGTGGTATTTTTTATTACATCCATTCTTCTTCAAGAATTTCAGGTTCATATTTTAAGCCAAGCTCATTAATTTTTTTATAAATATCGTTTTTATTTTTTGTTTCAAAGAGTTCGTTGATAGTTTCGAAATCTCCATTAATTTTTTTAAGAAGCAATACATCTTTTGTATCTGCATCCCAAATCAATTTCCAAGACAGTGTACTGTCAGATTTTCTAATTTGTTCCATAAAATTAAAGATTTATTTTTTGTTTGTAATTTAAAAGCTGAATATTCAACCTTTATTAAAAAAAATGATATATAATCAGAAGTATTTTTCACAATAATATATATTAATTTTTAATACTTCAAATAATTCTATTTATTTTTAATTGTCTATTAATCAGATATTTAATTTTATAGAAATAAAAAATTATTTATAAAAATGGCAAAACTCTATTTTAGATATTCCACGATGAACGCTGGAAAAAGTATAGATTTAATTAGAACAAATTATAATTATATTGAGAATGACAAAAAAACATTATGTTTTACTTCAGCTATTGATAATAGATATGGTATAGGTAAAATAACATCTAGAATCGGATTATCTGTTGATGCAATACCTGTTTATGCTGACACTGATATTTTAGAAATTGTGAAAAATAGTAATCAAGAGTCAGATGTGTCTTGTATATTTGTTGATGAAGTGCAATTTTTAAATAAAAAACACATTTTTCAATTAGCAGATATTGTTGATGAATTAGATATTCCAGTAATATGTTATGGTTTACGTTCTGATTTTATGTTAAATCCTTTTTCTGGTTCTGAAAATTTGATGTCTTTAGCTGATTCTATTGAAGAGATTAAAACAATTTGTAATTGTTGCAAAAATAAAAAAGCGATTATAAATGCTAAATTTTTGGATGGTAAAATAGTTTCTCAAGGTGAACAAATACAAATAGGTGGAAATGATACATATAAACCTTTGTGTAGAAAATGCTATAAGAAATTGAAAAACAATTAATTTATATATAGTTTATGTCAAATTCACAAAATAATTCATATTTTGACAATCTACTTTCTAACATATTAGAAGGTGTTGCAATTCATCAAATGGTATTTGATGATAGTGGTAATCCAATTGACTATATTGTTTTAAAAGTTAATAAAGGATTTGAAATGATATTAGGTTACACAAAAGATTATGCTGAAGGTAAACTAGCATCAGAGTTATATGGTGATGTATTATCATTAGATATATATTCTGATGTAGTTTTAAATAAAAATTCAAAATATTTTGAATTTTATCATAATAATATAAATAAATATTTTGGTGTTAGTCTTGCATATTGGGATGATATTGAATTTATAGCAATATTTACTAACATTACAGATAGAATAAATATTCACAAGAATTTAGAACATGAATTAACTTTTCAAAATGAAGAAAAGGGTAAACGTTCTGATGAGTTGATTATTGCTAACGAAGAAAAGTGTAAACGTTCTGATGAGTTGATTATTGCTAACGAAGAAAAGGGTAAACGTTCTGATGAGTTGATAAAATCAGAAAACAGATTAGCTAGAGCTGAAATAATATCAAAAACAGGAAATTGGGAATTGTATGTTGACACTGATTTATTAATAGTATCTGATGGTGCGAGAAAGATATATGAGATGTATGATGATATTATAACTTATCCGAATGTTAAAGTTGTAGTGTTATCTGAGTTTAGACCAATGATGGATGATGCAATGAAAAATTTGATTGAATATAATAAACATTATAATGTAGAATATAAAATTAAAATAAATAATAAAATCAAAACTATACATTCTGTCGCAAGTTACGATAGTAAAAATAAAATTGTGTTTGGTGTACTTCAAGATATAACAATACAAAAAGAGAATGAAGATGCATTGGAAAAAAGCAATTCAATAAAATCTATATTTTTATCAAATATTTCGCATGAATTGAGAACACCAATGACAGCAATCATTGGATTTTCTGATATATTATTATCAAATAATAAAAACAAAGGATCTGAAAGATTTATAAAATCAATAAATTCAAATGCAAAACACTTAGATGAATTACTAAACAACATATTAGATTATTCTAAAATAGAAAGTGAGGCATTGGATATTCTTTATGAACAATTTTCAATTTTAGATTTATTTGACGAATTGCATGATATATTTAATGAAGTTAATTATGGTAAAAATTTAAATTTCGTAAAAATGGAATTTATAAAAGGTGATGATACTAAAATTGTATCTGACTATTTAAGAGTGAAACAAGTTTTATATAATATAATTAGTAACTCTATTAAATTTACAGAGAAAGGTTATATTAAAATATCTTATACATTAGATAATAATTATATAACATTTAAAATTGAAGATACTGGAATTGGAATTGAAGATGATAAAATAAAATATGTATTTGATAGATTTTGGCAAGCAGATAGTGGTAGTAGAAAGAAATATAAAGGTACTGGATTGGGTTTGTCAATATCTAAAAGTATTGTTGAAATATTGAATGGTGAAATTTGGTTAAGATCAAAATTACATAGAGGTACATCATTTTATGTTAAATTACCAATAGAGGAAGTTGTTAAAAATGTTGAAGCAGATGATGTTGATTTTTCAGAAAAGACAATTTTAGTAATAGATGATATCCCAGTAACATATTCAATATTAGGTATATATTTAAATTCTATGAATATTAATATGATTACAGCGAATGGCGGCGATGAAGCTATTGAAATATATAAAAAACAAAAAGAAAAAATAGATCTAATAATAGTAGATTTAAACTTATTTGGAATAAAAAGCTATGATTTAATACGAACATTAAAAATGGTTTGTGATGATTGTAAAATTATTTCTAAATCAGGTATAGATAATCAAAAAAGTGATTTGGTTGATTATCATTTAAAAAAACCAATAAAAAAGGACAAATTAATAACAATATTAAAAGATATATGGCAAAAGTAGATTTTATAACACTCGCTAATATTATATTTAAGGATAAAGACAAATATAAATATGTTTCAGATGAAGAAAAAGAAAATTGTTTCTTTAAGTTGAATCAAAAATTTGCATTTAAAGATATAAAAAAAGCACAATTTTTTAATTTTAAAAATGTAAACAGATCATCGGCTTTAGATTTATGGTTTCAAATTTTTTATAAACCAACAAATGGTACACCAGATTGGTGGTGGAAAACAAATCAAAAATCTAAAGTTAAAATTAAGTCTGATTTTAATAATAATGATTTAAAATTAATAAAAGAATATTATCAAATAAAAGATAGTGATATTGATTTTTTAATTAAGTTTTACGATGAAAAATTGCGAGAAGATATTAAACGATTGAAAAAGTTTAAAAAAGAAACACCTCTTAAATAAGAGGTGTTTTTTTATAATTTGATTAAAACGTCAGTTTCAATTTTATACACATTTATCATTTCTGTATGAAAACTAGAATTGCTATAAGATATTTTATCTTTGTTTTTTCCATTTTTCAAAACTATAATATCATATTTATTAGATAATTTTTCCTTATATAAGATTAAATAGTGTGCATTAAGCTTCAGTGCACCATTAGTGAAAACTTCTATTTTATCATCTTCAACAACATAACTTGTGAATGGTTTTACTTGGATTGTGAATGGTACTCCATCCCATAAAAATGTACCATCTACACCATCGATATCAGCTCTTATACTAGCTGGTAGAGCAATTTGTATATCTTTGTTAAAGTCTGTATATATAAGTTCACTAAAATATTTTAAGCTTGCGTTTTCTCCACGATGACCTTTATTTGAAGTGTTTGTGACTATTCTGTAATTATTTGAAAAATGTTTACCAAAATAATGAAACATATCCATTAAGTGATTTTTGATATAATCTACAAAAGCTTCACCATCTTTTATATTTTCTCTTCTCATAGTTTCAGTATACATTTTTATATTATTTACAAATTTTGTAATATATTCTGAATTATAAGTTTTATCGCCAATTTTAAATATTGTATTCTTCTGACCATATATAACACCAAACTTACCATAAGTTGCGTTCACATAATCAAAGATTAAATCACCAACCTTTGTTAAATATACGGAGTCAATATGTATATTTACTTTTGAGCCAGATTCATCTATCCATTCAAAGTCTTTTATCATTTCTTTTTCTTTTAGTGTGTTTAAAAAGTTTTCATAAGTTTTCATACTAATAATTATTTTGCAAATGTATATATAAAAATCCGATATATAATTAAATACATCGGATTTTAATAAAAATTAACAGGAGATAGCTTCCACACACCAGATTATTTTCCGCCAGGACTTTAACCTGAATCCCCTGCTGTTAAATAAAAATAACCTAATAAGCTTCAAAAAAGCCTATTAGGTTATTTTTTATAATATGTTCAACTCGTTTAATCATAATCACAATACTATATATTAATATTATATTATGATTTTTAGCATTTTTACTTTCTACACATTCTATCCGAACACGAACTTGCGGCAAAGCTGGCGGGTTTACCCATAACTTTATATCTTTCACCACATAACCAACCCATTACATCATTATAAATCTTATTAGATTTATTATTAGACATTCTAGCACCATTTCTAGTAGATTTTGTTGAATTTAAATCTACATGAATTTCAACTAATTTTTCAGGAACAGAATTATCATAATAATTTCTATCAAATTTATAATAATAGTTACCTATCAATGAGTTATCTAATGATTCAGCAACACTATGTGCAACAACAGCTTCATCCCATAATTTTGTTATCAGATCTTTAACCTTAGGTACAGCATATTTAGCATAAACAACGTGAGCACCATTTCTTTTTTTATCATTATAAAAAACAACGGTGACAGCATAACTAGTTTTGCGGGAATGTGTATCGGAATCGCAACCAACGATAATTTTCGCATTTCTATCTACATTTTTTACATAATCCAAAACATATTCATTTATATTCTGAATTTTTTCACCATTAAATTTTTGCCATTTTAAGTTTTCCATAATATTTGTTATTTATAATTATTTTGATATATATTAAATTTTGATATAAGTTTATATTTAAAATGTAAATGTATCTTTTTATGATTTTTTAACGGTTTAAATTAAACTTACTATATTATTTTCAGTATAAAATATAAAACTACGCAAATATTATGAGACATTTTAGAATTTTAGAAATTAAGAATAAAAATAAATATTATATGATTCAATATCAAAAAACATTAATTTTTGGATTAAGCATGTGGATTAAACTTAACAATGATAAGTATAATAAATATGATGAAGCTTTGAATGAAGTGAAAAAAATTGTTGAACCTTCAGATTATGAGAATTCTGAATTAGTTTATCACTATGTTGACGCATATAAAATATTTAAAAATAAAAATAAACAAAAACAATCAATTTAAAAAAAAATCAATCAATTATGAAAAAACTTTTACTTTCTCTTTTTTTTATCTTAAGTGTATTCTTCGTTAATGCACAAACAAATTTACTTGTAAATCCTGGTTTTGAAACTTGGACAGCAGGTGCACCCGATGGTTGGACTCTAGGTACAGCAACATTTGCAACAGCAACTGAAAGCACTTCAATATTTAATGATGGTGCGAAATCTTTTAAAGTCACTGCAGCGGCAACAGCTGGTGGAACTTATATCGTTTCACAAATAGTGCCAATTACAGCAGGTAAGACTTATACAGTTAAAATGAGCTACTATATTGAAACAGGTGATGGTACTGATGCAAGAATATGGTCTGATTGGTGTAATGTTGGTACTACAACAACTTATGCTGCTTTATCACATGCAGATTCGGTATTACTTATGGGACCTGGTGGTGGTTCTGCATATTTTCCTGATGTGAAAGGAGTATGGAAAGATTATACTTGCGAAGTTACAGCACCAGCAACAGGATATAATTCATTCAGTTTTCAATTTAGAACATATAAAACACCTGCTGTTGTGTATTGGGATAAAATGTTTTTTGGAGAAAAAACCACTGGATTATCTACACCTACTTACACTTTAGATGTGAAACTTATTGGTAATAGACTTGAAGTTTTAAACTCTACAACAAATGAAATTAAAATATACAACACAACTGGCTTATTAGTTAAACGTGCGATATTGAATAATTGCTCTGTTGATTTGAGTGAATTAAAACACGGAATTTATATTGTAAAATCTGGCGATTTAGTTAGAAAATTTGAGATGTAATATTTTAAAAGCTATGAAAAAAAAGAACCGATTTAAAATCGGTTCTTTTTTTTAAAAATATGAGTCAACTACAATTGATAGAACGCATATAATATTATATATAATAAAAAATAATTAGTTACAATGAAAGTTTTAGTTACTGGAGGAAATGGATTTATAGGTTCAAATTTAATTAAAAAATTAATAGAAGATAAACATGAAGTTGTATCATTGGATGATTTGTCAACTGGCTTAGAGGAATATGAAATTGAAGGCTGTAAGTATTGCTATGGTGATATTGAACAGTTGCAATATTGGAGAGGAGACAATTTTGAATTATGTTATCATCTTGCATCTTTAAGTAGAATACAACCATCATTTAATGACCCACATGAAACTTTTAGAGTAAATAGTTCTGGTACGCAATGTGTGGCAGAATGGTCAAGGTTAAATAATATAAAAGTTGTTTATGCTGGATCGTCATCTAAATGGTGTGATTCTACATTATCACCTTATGCAACATATAAGAAAATTGGTGAAGATATTTTGAAAATGTATAAGAAAGTGTACAACTGTGATTTTGAGATTGCTAGATTTTATAATGTATATGGTCCAAATGAATTAGTTGATGGACAATGGGCAGCATTAATTGGAATTTGGAGAAAACAGATTCAGAATGATGAACCTTTGAGTATTGTCGGAGATGGTGAGCAGCGAAGAGACTTTACTTATGTGGATGATATTGTAGATGGTTTAATTAAAATTGGATTTGGAACAGAAAAGCATGAAGATGCTTGGGAATTAGGAACAGGTCATGACTATTCTATTAATGAAGTTTGTGATATGTTTATTAAAAGATTTGATGTAAGTAAAAACTATTTATCTGATCAAAATGGTAATTATCGTAAATCAATTAGAATGAACGATGATGCAATAGTAAGATTAGGTTGGACTCCAAAAGATAGATTAAACGAATATATTCAATCTTTATAATAATTTTTTAACCAAATCTATTTTACTGATAGAGCATATCCAGCCTGGTCGTTTTTCGCCAGATTTAGGATCAGTAAGAAAACGATTATATTTGCATCCTAATTCTATTAGTTTATCTTTTATCTTTCTAGTTTCGTCACCAAAAATTGCATAAGAGCGGTCTGAATATTTTACAATTTCAATTTCTGATTTTTTTGGCATATCAAAATTTGATATTGATTGAATATGCTTTAATTCTTTTTTTGGTAAAATTTCCTTTGCTGGCTTATATTCTGCTATAACTTCAGATAATAACATCTTATTTCCTTCTTCGTCTTCCCAATGATTAGAAAAGTTCTTATGTGATTGTTTATGTTTAACTAATAGTTTTTTAACTAATTGTAAATCTGCTTTTTGTGTTGTGCCAATTTTTACAAATTCTAAGTCCTTAGGATATGATCCCGCACCTAATCCACTTTTGTTATGAACGGTTCTAATTTTAAGATATAATGAATCATCTTTTCTATCTAATAAAATTTGTGCAGTTGTCGTATGACTATCATATTCCCAACTATAGTAAGATTTGTTAG